CGGCGGCGTTAATATGGGTATTTCCGGTCAGCCACAATATCGTATTTTAGGTAAAGAAGTAGTACTTACTGACGCATTGCCAGCAATCGACGACGCTACAGTAGGTAACACAGTAGCCGTATTATTTGATTTATCTAAATACATGCTTAACACTTCCTACAACGTTGATCTTGTAGAATATCGCGATAACGCAACTCGTGCAAAAGTATACGATTCCGTAGCATTGGTAGACGGTAAAGTAGTCGACGCTAACGGCTTAGTATTCTTAGCTAAAAAATAATAAAGGATAACACATTATGACGCTAGAAACTGCTAAAAATTATTTACGTATCGATTCTGACTTAACGGAAGACGATATTTTAGTTAACAGTTTAATCGAAGCGTCTAAAAAATACATAGAATCCACTACTGGGAAGCAATACAACGATAGCGACGACTTATTAGAATCGCTATCGTTGCTTCTTATTAGCCACTGGTATTCTAATCGAAATATCGCCAATAAAGCGGCCGTTACTGACGAATATCCGCATACGATTACAGCTATTTTAACTACGATTAAATACAACTCTAATTACGACGAGGTGATTTAATATGATAGCTAATCCAGGGCGATTAAATAGACGCATTAGCATTTACAGTAAAGATAAATCTAAAACAGCCAACGGATTCGATACGATTAAAGAATCCAAAGTATGCGACTGTTGGGCGGCTATATATCCGGTACGCATGTCAGATATCAAAGAAAACAGTACGATACAAACTGTTAATAATGTAAAATTTACTATTCGCTTCAGACAAAACATAGACTCTAATATGACGATTAAGTATGATTCTAAGACTTTTCGTATCATCGGTATCGTAAATCCATTTTGCGATAATGAATCCTTAGAAATTATTGCGGAAGAAGTAAGCCGCGGTAAGAATACTAACGATAAAACCATAGGTAGTAAATAATGGCAAGCCTAGAATTCCTTAATATGGAAGAATTAGAAGATATTATTAATAAAGCTATCGCCGAATATCCGGCCGAAGCTGAAAAATCGTTAAATAAGATAGGTTTAGAATTAAAGAAAGAATTAGTCGCTAAAACACCGGATTCCGGTACTGATCATAAGAAGAAACTTAAAAAATCCTGGAAAAAGCGCGTTACTGGTACTGATTTAACTAACTTACAAGCTGAAGTATATAATACAGCGCCGCATATCGGCTTAATCGATAGAGGCCACAAGATAGTTACTAAGTCAGGCGAAACTAAAGGCTTTGTACAGGGTAAACATTTTATCGACTCAACGACTAAAGAAATCGGATTAACCGTATTACCTATCGAATTAGAAACTATGATTAAGCGTTTGAAGAAGAAGATAGGAAATTAATTACATGTTAACTCAAATTGATATTTTGCAAGCCGTCCGCGATATATTAAAAGCCAACTACGAATATCCAATCTATTTAGACGAGGTTAAGGAAGGCTTCGAATCGCCTTGCTTCTTCCTAAAATCGATTAGATTATCGAATCAAGATAGTAAATGCTACGAATTAAATAACATTACAATTTATTTAACATTTTTCAGCGAAAAAGGTACTTTAACCGCTGAAGAATTATATATTATACAAGATTCATTGACTTCGTACTTCGGATCAGGAATTAAAGTTAACAAAGACAATAGATATTTACTTACTAGAAATCTAAGTCATACTATCGACGGTGAAGATAGCGATATTATAACTTTTTCCTTCGATATCCAGTACTACGACTATCTTTATACTAAAGATAAGGAAGACGAAGCATATGAAAAACTTAATACATTACATTTAAATGAAAGGCTAAAATAACATGGGCTTACCTGAAATTAGCGTATATTTTAAAGAAAAGGGTATCGCTGCTATCGAATCCGCTAAACGTGGAATTATTCTACTTTTGCTTAACGACGCAGTACAATCCGTTACTAAATACACAGTCTTCGATAATGATGATATTCCTGAAACGTTATCCGAAGATAATAAAAAACAAATTGAATTAGCTTTAATCGGTTATCAAACGACTCCTTATAAAATCGTAGCGTTAGTATTCCCTAAGACTGGTAAAACTGCCGATATTAACGCTAAACTTAAAGCAGCTGAAGCGCTTAAATTTACGTATCTAGTTTACCCTGAAGCAACGACTGAAGAATCTACGACAATCGCTACATGGGTTAAGGCACAACGTAGCCAAAAAGATAATAAAGTTAAAGCTGTATTATTTAAAACAGCAGCTGATACTGAAGGCGTTATTAACGTTACAAACGAATACTTCGAAGTCGGCGCTAAAAAATATACCGGCCAACAATATTTATCTAGAATTGCCGGTTTAATTTGCGGTACTCCTGCTACTATCGCTTGTACTTTCGCGCCACTACCTGAAGTAACAGGCGTAGAATTCGTCGATAGAGAAACACTTGATAGCCGTATCGATGCCGGCGAATTCGTAGTCTTCGACGACGGCGAAAAAGTAAAAGTAGCGCGTGGCGTTAACTCTTATGTAACGACAGTACAAGATAAAGGTAAATCCTTTAAGAAAATTAAACTCGTCGAATTAATGGATATGATCCACGACGATATTAAAAAAACAGCTGAAGATAATTATCTCGGTAAATATGCTAACTCCTACGATAACCGCTGCTTATTGACTACAGCTATTAACGGCTATTTCTTAGAGTTGGAAGCTAATTCCCTAGCCGAAAAAGGTAAAAATAACTGCACTATCGACGTAGAAGCTACTAAAGTTTACCTTATGAAAAACGGCCGCAAAACTAAAGAAGAATTAAAAGCTATGAAAGATATTGAAATCAAATACGAAAATATCGGCGATAATGTCTTCTTAACAGCTGAAATGTCCCTATTGGACGCTATCGAAACTATTAAGTTACCAATTCATATTTAAATAAAGGATTAATCTAACATGGAAGCATATAAAGGTACACAAGTCGTAAATGGTACATGGGGCGAAGTATGGATTAATTCCCGTTATCTCGCTGAAGTCGTATCCTTAAAAGCGACAATTACACTCGATAAAACTGAAGTCAAACACAATAAACAACTTGCAAAAGATTATAAAGTTATGGCTATGACTTGCAAGGGCAGCATTAAAATGCACAAAGTAGATAGCTACTTCTTAAAAGAAATGGCTGCCGAAATTAAGCAAGGTAAACAACCGGTATTTACAATCGAATCTAAACTACATGATCCAGATTCTATCGGCGAGGAAAGAATCGTTATCCGCGACGCTACATTCGATACGCTTAATCTTATCGACTGGGAAGTAGGTAAAGTAGGCGACGATTCCTATAACTTTACATTCTCCGATTACGATATCGTTGAAACTATGTAATTATTAACGTAAGGGATTCATTATTAATAGTGAATCCCTTATTATTTAACCAAAGGAAATATATAATCATGGCTGAATTAAATTTAGTCGATACTTTATTATCTAAAGATATCGAAACTCTAACACATAAGGATACATGTACTTACGTAGTTGAATCCTTATCTAAAAAAACAAACACTAACTTCGAAATTACCTTACAAGCGCTAACAGCTAAAGACTTCATGCGAATCCGTCGTCAATGTAGTACTACCGATAAAAAAGGTAAGACTATTATTAATGAGGATAAATTCGCTTCTTTCGTCCTATTGGAAGGTATTAAAAATCCTGATTTACATAATGAAGCCTTAGTGCGCCACTATAAAGTAGCAACTCCGGCCGAATTAGTATTATCTATGTTTACCGTCGGCGAAATCGGTGATATTGTAACTAAAATTAATGAGTTATCCGGTAATAACATCGACGACGTAGAAGAAGCGGAAGAAGAAGTAAAAAACTAATTAACACCGATAGGCAAGTACAAACTATGTACTTTTTATATCGATATCATCATATAATGCCAAGTACATATTATAATATGCCAATCGGTGAAAAATTAGTCGTTAACGCCTTTGTAAGTTTTGAGATAGAAAAACGCATAGAAGAAGCCGAAAGGCTTAAAGGTGATTAATGGCCACAGTAATAGACGCAATTATCAAATTGCAAGACGACATGTCAGATAAGTTAAAAGCGGTAAACTCTAACTTAAAAAAGACTGACAGAATGGCTAAAGCCACAAGTAAAAGTATTTCCAATCTAGGAAAAAACTTCGATAAAGCAGCTAGTAAATTACAACCTTTTGCAGCAGCTGCTATCGGTACGGCCACATTAGCAGTTAACGCATTCGCCGAATTCGATACTAAACATCATGCTATGTTAAATAAACTTGATGTAGAAACTCGTAAAAGTGCAGATATATCTAAACAAGCATTCACGGATATGTCCCTATCGGTAGCTAAATCGGCCGAAGATTTAGTCGGTATCGCTAACTCTTTAGGCGGCGCTATCGACGGTTTATCCGGTAATCAGTTAAATAAAATGACGCAAGAAGTCGCTAAATTTGCTATCGCAACAGATACGGCTTCCGACGTAGCGTCCGAAATGGTATCGAATACTGTTAATGCGTTTAAATTGCCGGCTGAAGAAGTCCCTAAATTATTAGACGCTATTACTGCCGCGTCTAACTATTCATCGGCCGACGTTAAAGACTTAGGCGAAGCATTATCTAAATGCTCAGCTTCAGCTTCCGGTATGAATCAGAATATTTACGATACATCGGCAGCCTTAGCCGTATTAGCTAACGCCGGCGTTAAAGGTAGCGAAGCCGGTACAGGTTTATCTAATATATTTGAAAAAATGGCTAATCCGAAGAATGCCGAAGTATTTACTAATATCGGCGTACAAGTATTTGACGCACAAGGTAAAATGCGTAGCTTAGTCGATATTGCTGAAGACTTTAATAATAAAACTAAAAATATGGGCGACGCTGAAAAACAATACTTAGCTATCCAAGCATTCGGCGATGTAGGCGCGCGCGCATTTAATAAATTAGCCGGTAACGCTGAAGCATACCGCAAGCAACAACAACAAATTAGAGATAGTCAAGGCGCT